CAGTCATTGGTTGTACACCAACGATCTCGTTCGCAATAACAGTAGGCATTACCCTTCTGATTACTGGTAGGATCACTCTGTTTAACGTAGCAACGTTACCTGCAGATGTGGCACCAGCAGTAGATTGCTCTGCTAAGTATCTTTTCGTGTTTTCTAACACGACATCCATAGTTTTTTTCTTGTTGCCTGCTAAACCTTCTGTAAGAGCGGCTTTAGTTTCGCCCCATTTTGATTCAAATATATCTGACATTTGTAATCTTCCTTTAGTTTAGTTAATTATATACCCGCTAACTTACGGATATTTGTTAAGTCAGCATCTTCCCTTTGTGCTCTGTCGCCGCCTGACTCGGAAAGTACTTTCGCACCCTCTTTTGTCACAGCCTTGTCAGCCATCACGTGTGGTAGATACTTGTTGAACGAAGACTCAAGTTTCGCTGTTGAAACTGATTCCAACAGTTGACTCATCACTTCACTCTTTTCTTTGCCCAATGGTTTGAGCATCTCAGCCATCTTTTCCTTACGTTCCATCAAGTCAGCCTGTCTTTTGGACTCAGCATCTTTAGACTCAATCACCGCTTGTTTCTCTTCGATAGCCTTCTCCGCGTCTTTTAATTTAAGTGCAGTTTCATCCACAACTTTCATTAACTTCGAAGTCTCAGATTTCTCATTTAAGTAAGAATTCTGGTACTCTGAAGCAAACGCTTCGAATATTTTCTTGCCGAAGTTGACAGTTCTTGCCGCTGTAATGTCTTCCTTAAGAGATGATAACTCTTCAGCAAGTTTTTTATTAACAGCAGATTCTACAACTTTAGCAGATCTTGTTATGAAAGCCTCTTTCATCTTGGCCATTTGTTTTTTGGCCTCGGCTACTAGTTTGACTTTCGTTTCCACAACGCCTTTTTTGTCTTCATGGAACTCTTTGATTTCTTTAGCAAGAGCACCAACTACGAATTCTTCCATCTTCTTGAAGTTTTCGTGGACACCTTTTCGGTCGCCGTGTAGTTCTTTCAACTCTTCTGATAATTTAGAAAGCATGAATGATTCTAATTTGGCAGAGTGAGCGCCTACGTTTTCTTTGTAAGCGATTTTTTCTTGTGCAAGTGCTTTTCTGTCTTCAACGAACTTTGTGATCTCTTCAGATAACTTCTCGTTCATCATAGAGTCGATCGCTTCGATCATGTTTGACTTGTCATGCTCGTATCTTTTTGCGAATTCTTCTCTCAACTCAGCGCCTACAACTTCTTTGTTTTCTTTAATTTTCAAATCCCAAGCCTCTTGGATGCCTTTTTGAACATCTTCCGAGATTGCTCCAGACTCTACTAATTTTGATATTGCGTCTATCATGTTATTTCAGGTCCTTTATTATGTTTGTTAGTGCCTCTTTCAGGAACTTTTGTGCTTTAGGGTCATTTCTAACTTCAGCCGCCAAACCCTTTGCCATATTACCACCTTTTGTATTCATAAGGTGTTCGTAAATTGGCGTGGGATAAGCACCCGGTGCCGAAGGTTGGGCCACAACATCTACTGTGATGATCTCAAAGTCTGAAACTTCACCGCTTCCGTATTCGTTCATGTTTCCAGAACCTCTACTTGAAACGCCTAGTTTCACACCTGACTCCAACATAGTTTTGACAAGTTGGCCCATTGGGGTTGGTAGGATCTTCATCTTACCATATCCATTTGGTCCGTCCATCCACATCTCTGTGATCATGTGAGACACACGGTCCAAATTAATCTTTAAATCATCTGGGTGATCCACTTCACCTAACACAGAGTATCCAGAACTGATCTGATCGTTTAGTGTCTTGGTCGCCTTAGCGATCTCTGACACTGGGTAAACTCTCTGATTAGCGTTCTTGATCCCACCTTGAATGCAGATGCCCTTCATGTACAAATCCTTACCGTCTTTTCCCTCGTGTAAGACCTGCACTCTGGCCTGATCAAATGTTAGATTCTCTCTTAGGTATAGTGATGTCATCCGATGTTCTCCGTCAAATCAACAATTACGCTTTGGTAATTGGAGATTTTGCAGATTTATCAGAGTGGTCAGCAGTGTCCGCCTTTTCATTCTTTTTGAATGAAGTAGATTTTGCTTTTCCACCTGTGTTTTCAAAGTCACCTGCCATCTTAGCCGCAGTTGGAGCCGGTCTTCCGTTGTCGTCTGCTCCGCCTTTTGCTATGTTAGCCGTTGTACCGCCTGCTGATTTAACAGAAGCGTTAACTGGTGATTTTGCTGATTTATCTGAATGGTCGGCAGTGTCCGCTTTAACTGGATTTTTGTACTCTTTCACAGTCTCTTTTGCTTCTTTGCTTTCCATTTCAACTTCTGGAGTTAACTCTGGTGCTAGAGATTCGTCTTCTTTCTCTTCTTCACCGTCTTTCTTGCCCATCATTGCTTCGAATTCTGCTTTTAATTCATCTAAAGCGTCTTCCAAGTCAACTACTCTGTCTTCAACATCGCCTTCTGCGTCTTTGTCAGCGTCCATGTCTGCTGGCATTTCTTCGCCGTGGTCCGCATCCATTTCACCTTCTTCTTCGCTTGAGATGTCTTTAACCAATTCGTCAGTTGCGTCGCCGCCCACTTCTTCAATTGATTCTTCTTCAGTAGTTTCTGATTCAGTTGCTTCGTCTTCGATTTCAACAACTTCGTCTACTTGCTCGTCTTTAGACTCTTCTGAAGCCTCTTCAACTGCTTCGTCTTTAGATTCTTCTGTAGTTTCTTCTACTTTCTCTTCTTCAGATGCTTCAGTTTCTTTAACTTCTTCGTCTTTTGATTCAGCAGTCACTTCTTCGTCTGCTAGGTTCTCGTAGATATCTCTAGATTTTTCAACTACGATTTCGTGGAATAAAGCCTCCGCTTTATCGTTTTCTTCGTTTATTAGCAACTCTAATAAACTCTCAAATTTATTATTTGACATTTTACACGTGCTCCTTCTAATTAGGTCGATTTGTACTTATAAGTGTTTGTATTTACTGTAAAGGTGTAGAAACAGTGCTGTAACTGGTGAGAAAAGGTGTATTTTGGCTATATTTTGATTTGCAAGTCAAATTTTGCTAGGAATTGCTCTGTTGTGGGGTGTTGCATGTTATCAGGTCTGTCGATGTCGTTGGGTTTGAACCAGCCTTTGGGTATCACACGATGGAATTGCACGTCCTTGTAGTCCTGCAGGCAACGTTTGGTCTGGTTCATCCAGTTGCCGTAGAACGTGGCCTCGTCGTTACGCTTCTTGTAGTTTCTTGTGTCCCCAAATACATTGTTCAGTTTGTATCTGTTGTTCTTACTGTCTTCTTTATGCCCTTGGTAATCAAAACCCAGTATGTAGATCTCCTTGAATCCGTGATCGCAGGCCAATTTAAGTGCTGTTGGTCCACTGCTCCATCCCAGGCTGGGTTTTGACCAGGTCACGTGATCTAGCAGTTTCTTGTGTTTCTCGTATTGATTGTTGTAGTTGGAGTACACTTTATTATGTACGACATAATCGGTCTCCGCTATCTCTATCATCATCTTGGGATCAACTGCCACCAGCCAGTGAGGTTCGTGTGTTCTGTACACCGCGTTGCAGGCGTACACTGTGCCCTTTTCTTTAAGGTCGTTGATATCTATGCCCCTACGGGACTCACCGTTACCCAGTACGAATGCTGTTTGTGACATTATAACTCTAAGTTATCGTCTTGGGCAGGTTGTCCGTACATCTTTTGGACGAATACTGCCTCTTCCTTCTGTTGTGCATCGTGTGCCTCTGATGCCAATCTCATAGAGTTGATCTGTTTGAGAGTTAATCTCGTTTTCCTTGTGTCTTCCGAATCTAGAATGGAAATATCGTTCTCAGGCTCATAAGTTTTGTCCTGTTCAAAGCCATCTGCGCCGTATGTGAAGAATTCATTCAGTTTCATAATCGTATTTAATCCTTATACCTGTCCACCGCCACCTGTGCCACCTGGTGTCTGTCCACCCGGGGTCTGTCCTGGTCCACCTGGCTGTGGTGATCCTGGTTCTGGTGCTTCTGGATCCGCTGTTGGTTCCTCGAATTGGTCTAGGTCTGAACTGATTCCCGACTGTGTTACACCGCCGCCTCTCAATTCATTTGACTTGCTCTGTTTCTTCTGTGGTACATTGTTCTCTTCTGCCCAAAGTTCAGCATTCCTTGCCATTTCTTCCTCAGAAAGTCCAAGATATCTTTTTAGTGCAAACCTCTTACTCATGTAAGGCAGATCCGCCACTGCTGTGAATGTGTTCACTCTGCTTTGGTCCATCTCTGTCTGTCTGTACTGTGCGAAGTTTTGTGGTGGGTTGAGTTTTATCTCGAACATTCCGTTGTCTATGTTGTAGCCTTTGTTCTTGACCCATAGTTTGAACTCACTGTCAAATGTTTCCGCCAACATCGATTGTAGTCTTGCACAATACTTGTTGAATCTCAGTTCTTGGATGTATGCTGTTCCAACCCTACCGTCATTGTACTGTTGTCCACCATCCTCTGCACCTGTTGGTAGATAAGAACTTGGAATCCTCAAACCCCTGAACAGTTTGTTAGTGAAGAATCTCAAGTCATCGATCTCACCTAGGTTAGTACCACCAGGTAATGTGTCAACTTTAGATCCTCTACCTTCCGCTGTCTGTGGGAAGAAGTAATCTTCATTTATACTCATTGGGTTGTATGTTGCATCTATGAAGTTTGCTCCACCTGATGCACTTGGAATTCTTCTCTGGTTGATCTCGTTTTTGACTCTCTCAACGAACTGCATGGCCAAGTGTGTTGGCATATTACCTACATCAATATAGAACACTCTTCTTTCAGGTGCTCTCTGTACCCTGTAGATTATGATTGCATCTTCTAATAGTTCTTTCTGTTTGTAAACTTTGAATACCTGTTCCAACACCGACTGTCCAAATGGGAATAGGTTGTCTAATCCATCTGACATTGACATATGAATAACGTGTTCTGCATTTATGTTGTATGCATTCATGGTCTTGTAGAATCTGCCACCTGCGTTTCCGCCTGCAAAGCCTGACATATTATTCGTAGCACCTGCGTTGGCATAACTTGAACCATATGCCGCTGTACCGCCGCCTGTCGTTCCACCACCACCGTATGTTTGGTTGGGTGTTATCTGTGTCGCACTCAATCTCTGTAGGTTAGGATTGATGTCTCTGATCACATACTGTTCAGGTTTCTTTCCCTCTGATTCGTTCACGACGATCCTGTCAACTTTGGCGTTGTCTATGTACAACCATTTGTTTGTTTCTGGATCCCTGACGAAGAAACAATCTCCGTACTTCAATGCGTTTCTGAAAATCCTGAAGATTCTCTTGTTGAACTGATTAGACTTTGTCCATTGTTGTAAAGCCTTCTTCAATAATTTTACTTCGTGTTCTGTTGTCTCATCTTTGAACACAAGATCAAATGGAGTCTCGTTCTCTGTGTTCTTCTGTGTTGAGAATTCTGCTAGGATGTCCAGTGCCGCGTTGATCTCTGAATCCGAATCCATCTGATCATACTGGAAGTATCTCTGTATCCTGTTGGGGTGTCCTGTGTACACGTCCGGCAAGTAAGAACTGTAGTTCCTCTTGGCGAAGTTTGGCACCTTCTCTCCACTGATGGGAGACATGTTTGCGTCTTTAAAATATTTTTTCCAAGCCATGCTTTATATTACACTTTTTTATTCATTTTAGCAACCTAAACCAGTCCAACTTGGTTACGGTCTTTACGTGCTGTTGTCTCAACTGCTTTCAAGGCCCTGGATTCCACTGCTACAAGCGTATTTACGCCATTTACCATATTCGTTAAAGTCTTATTTGCACTGTTCATCTCTGTGACAAGGCTTGCCATCTTGGTCTCCAATGCGGATGTGTCAAATGTGCTCTTAAGATCGTTGTTTGCGGTCACTGTTGATTTGGTTCCTGCCGTGACCATCTCCGGTCCTCTCTCACCAACCAGGTAAGTTTTTCCACCATCCATGCCTCCACCAAATGCTCTCTCGCCTGATGCGGCAAAAAGTGCTGACGCTCCGCCGAGTGCTCCTCCAACAGCGGCACCGACTGCTGTTCCTATCACTGGAATAACTGATCCTATCATTGCACCTGTGAGTGCACCTCCGATGGCCGCCTGTCCAACACCAAATGCTTTCTCACCTGTGGTCTCGGCATTGCTTGCCTGTGCAACTCCTCCCGCGGCTATTCCTAATCCTGCTAGTCCGCCCACGCCTTTGCCGGCGATCCCTGCACCTTTTCCTATAAGTGAACCTGCGCCAGCGGCGCCTTTTAATCCAAGATGTGCAGTACCTAATCTAGTACCAGCGGCTACGATGGATGTCTGTTTGGCCGCATCAAATAATAATTTACCTGACAGTCCTGCAACTAATAATCCTGCAGTCAGTCCGGGTGCCTTGGCTAGTGCAGTCGCTACTGATCCACCGGCGCCGAACGCACTTTTTATAATGTTAACGAATCCACCCAACGCAGGACCAAACGCTTGGAGCAATCCTGTTTCTATCTGTTGGAATTGGCTCGACAATACTTTTGTCGCTTGTTCAAATGTTGTAAGACTCTGTACAAGTCCTGTTGCAGACTTATTCTGTTCGTCTAACACTGCACCTGTGTCAGTTACTCTTCTACCTAGTTCTATTATGCCACCTTGCAGTGATAAAAATTCTACCTGACCTGTGACAGTTGCTTTTCTAAATCTATCAATGCTGGCCGCTGAGACATCTCTTATTCCGACCAGTGCCTGTTCCGCCGATACTGTTCCGTTGATGAGGCTTCTTATTATGTTTTGTGCCTCTGGAATGTTTTGCACGAGTGCAAGTGCCGACTCGGTTACCGGAACTCCAGCGTTTGCTATAAGGTCTTGGAAGCCTTCTGCCAACTGAGGTGATATGCCTCCCACTGTTGCCGCGAATCCTTGTAGCCTCTGACGTGTCTCGTCTGTCTGTCCCTGAAGTGCCGCCTGGAATCTTTCATTTGATTGTTGCTGTTCTATCTGTGCTCTCAACTCGTCTCTCTGTTGACCTGTCAGTTTCGCCAGTCTATCTAGTTGTTCAGCAAAATTTATTGCACTTGTTGTCCTCTGCTGGTCAGTGAGGGTATTCAATATACCTGTTCTTCGCTGTGAATCTAAATTCAATAGAAGTGTTTCGTTTATCTCATCTACAGTAAGTCCCAATGGAGCCAGTCTTTCTATGCCGAGTTCTCTGGTCTGTGCTCCTAATCTTGCTATGGCTTGTGCACCTTGTGTTGTTGATCCAAAAAGTGCCGCCAAGTTCTGTGAATTGTTTGCAACCAAGGCCGCGAAATCGTCCAGTGGCAGTGCCGCACTGGCCGCCGCCGTCCTCAGTTGAACTATTGACTGTCCAAAGTTTGCACCTGACTGCGATAGTTGTCTGAATGTTTCTATGTTTACGTCAAGCCTGTTGCCGAGTAACCCAAGTCCTTTGACATTGTCTGTGAAAGCACTGATCGATCCCGAACCTTCGAACGCCGCTTTCCCTATGCCTACAAAACTGTCCCCAAGTTTCTTACCAATCTCGAGCATTTTCTCATTCTGCTGGATCAGTCTCTCCCTGGTCTTGATCTGTTCACCTATGACCTTGTACTCTTTTTCGTCAAGTTTGTATTGGTTCTGTGCTATCCTGAGTGCTTTTATCTCTAGGTCTAATCTCTGCTTGGTGTTCTTGTTGAATTCTCTGGAATTGGCCAATGCCTCCTTGGCCTGTAAAGCGGCCGTTCTCCTCGATGCTGTATTACCACCACCGGTACCCCGTACCCCACCCGAGTCTCGTATGTCTTCTAGGTCCTTGATTATCTGGTCTATACTTGCCATATGATATTATTTTAGCCCTTTTTATACGCATATAAATATTGACACCTATACGCTGTTAGTGTATATTTATAGTATAAAAAAATGACAGAAAATACAAACCCATTAAACAAGTACTTCAGACAGCCGGCCATATATGTGTCGTTGCCGTCGGGTACTGCCTACCCACCACACGTGGTAACACCAGCACAGACAGGTGAACTGGGCGTGATGCCCATGACTGCCAAGGACGAGATCAGATTCAAGACACCAGACGCACTGATGAACGGGCAAGGCGTGGTAGACGTTATACAGAGTTGTGTTCCCGACATCAAAGACGCTTGGGAGATAAAGAGCTATGACCTAGACACCATACTGGTTGCCATCAGGATCGCCACATACGGAGAGACCATGGAGATCAATTTCAACGTGCCGGGTGCGAATGAGAACGTTTCACACACAGTGAACCTGCCTTCGATCCTCGATGAGTTAAGAGCAACTAAAGTGGACGGACATATCACATTAAAGGATGGACTCAAAATCACGGTCAGGCCATTGACCTACAAGGACATGACGACAACATCATTACAGACTTTCCAACAGCAGAAGATGTACACAGCAATACAGGATTCACAACTGTCAGACGAGGACAAGGCAACGAGATTCAATGATGCATTCAAGGCACTCACTGATTTGAACTCTAGCATATTATTAAAGAACATCGAATCAGTAACCATGCAAGATGGCACAGAGATAACTGACCCTGCACACATCAAAGAATTCATAGAAAACGCCAACGCGACTTTGGTCAAAAAGATCGAAGACAAACTGATGCAACTGCGTGGCCAGGGTGCGGTGAAACCACTCAAACTGAAAGCAACGGAAGACCAGATCAAGAAGGGTGCACCGGCAACTTACGAGGTACCCGTAACTTTCGACACATCAAATTTTTTCGTATAACCTTGCTTTCACAAACGGAATCTGACATCATAAAGACCTTGAAGGACATGGAGAACAGCCAGAAGGAACTGAAACACGAACTGGTAAAGATCAGTTGGTACATGAGGGGCGGACTTTCCTACTCGGAGGCCATGGCGTTGAGCCCGACCGAGCGTGAGATCATAGCACAACTGGTAAAAGACAACCTGGAAACCACCAAGAAAAGTGGTCAACCTTTCTTCTAGAATATAGTATACTATTATAGTATTTGAAAATGCAGATAATTAACACTTACATATGTCCGAAAAAGACCTAGTCAAAGAACTCAAAGCCGAAATCGTAGAAATCACAAAAGACCGTGATGATGCCTTGTCTAAGGTCAAAGCAAAGGAAAGCCGGATGAAGCAGGTGTTGATCAAACTGGAACATGCCACACAAGACGTGCAGACAGTGGGCCACAAGATAGGTGAACAGAACAAGCAGATAGCAGTTCTAGAAGCCAAGTTGGATACCAAGGATAAATTGCTGGACGAGGCCCTGCAGAAAATCAAGGACATACATGACGACAGCACAGAAAAAACTGACACCCACACAGACGATCCGGAACTGGATTAAGGATTTCGTATCGAAACCCAATCCCGTGTTCGGCAACCTGCCGCCGTGTCCATTCGCACAGAAGGCCATTGTGGATGGCAAGGTCAACTTTGTTGAACTGAATCGCACTGCGGACTGGCGAACAGTATATCAATTGATATGGAACACCGATTTCGACGACAAGGACGTGTTGTGTGTGATCGCGGATCCTGGTCAGTTTTCTGCCAGGGAGACTGTGAGCATGGCAGACGAATTGAACGACAGATTCATGCCGCGTGACATAGTGATCCTGGAAGACCATCCTGACATAAAAGAATCGGTAAAGGGCGTAAAATTGAACAACGGCCACTACACACTGTTCCTGGCACAGCGACTGAGCAAACTGAACAAGTTCTCCAGCATGCTGGAGAAGGGTCCTTACTATAAAAATTGGTCTAAATCTTATCTGAAAGAAGTGAAAGGTTTCCGAGATCCCGCAAAGTCTCGATCCTAGAATCCCTCTTGCACAACCTACGGTACTGCTTCTTGTTGCGGCTCCATTCCGTGCCCGTCCACCACTCGAATCCCTTATAGTTGGCCTTGTACTCGGACGACGTCTCGTATCCCGATCCCATGTAGAAGTAACTGACGTAGTTGTTTGCGGCCCACTCTATCTCCAGGTCCAACGTGATGTCCGATATGGGCACAGTGTTGGCGTGTATCACGCTCTCCAGGCCGTGCAGGTCCTTTGAGTCATAACTGTCAATGGTGCTGTAGTGGTCGTCCTCCCAGCGGTATCGCTTCTGTTTGGTGAAGCCGATGATGTTGTCCGCCGACCCCGTGTAGAATATCATGAACTGATCCCGGGCATGGTAGTGTGCGAAAGGATCGTAGTCCTGCGTGAACTCCTTGCGTTTCATGTACTGCGAGTATATGTGTGGCAGTCCCAACAGTTTGACCATCTCGGATGCGTCAATTATTTTCACGCCTATCTCGTCGCCTTTGTACAGGTGTTGCTTGTAGCGTGGCTTGTACAGGTCCAGGTTTATCCTGGTGCTTCGTGATTGGTAGAACACTTCCTTGTTCATGACCGGGTGGTCCAGCGCCAGCCATCCTCTATCCAACGCCTCGTGCTCCTCATCCACGTCCACTATGGCCATGGGTCGGCATATCACGAGATCCTGGTGCTCCTGTTTGCCCAGTGTGTGATCAAAGATTAGTTCCATTGTGTTGTACTTAATGGATAGTCAGAGACGGCTTACGCCATCTGAAACTTCGCTTACGCTCGTTTCGTTTTTCTCAATTTACGCTTACGCAAAGCAAAAAATTAACGGTGTACGCATATTGCGTGCCCTGTGGTAGATGAGCAGTCACAATTCGGCTATTTCTAGCCGAACCGACTTGAACCCTGTGGTGAGTTCGCAGTCACTATACATCGCTACCGTAGTTGGGCGGTTGTGCTGTACCCATTTGCTCATTCATTACAACGCGAGCCTACCAAACCCTTGTATAATAGTTCTTGGTAAACCTGAGGATTAACTTTTTCTAAGAGCCTCATCATTTTTTGCTGTTTGCATCTAAGGATTCACCTGTCGCTTGTTAGCCGCATTTCCTTGCTCACTGGTTGCGATGCTATGTTTGCCTATTGGAAATTTTTAAGAAATTGTAGTTTGCCTATCGCACTTGTTTATATGAGTTTTATTTCTAGGTCAATCTTTTTGGCTTTAAATACCAAGATGCATTGGACGTACCAAGGAAAAGAAATTACCACTATTCCAGAGGACATAGTTGGTTTCGTATATCTCATAACCAATACCACCAGCGGTAGGATGTACATAGGCAAGAAACTGGCCCGGTTCAAGAGATCCAGGCCACCACTCAAAGGCAGAAAGAACAAGCGTAGATACAAGGTGGATTCAGATTGGCAGGACTACTACGGATCAAGTGATGATCTAACAATAGATGTCAACAAACTGGGCAAGGACAAGTTCACTAGGGAGATACTGTTTTGGTGCAAGTCCAAGGCGGAACTATCTTATGTTGAGGCACGTGAACAGTTTGCACGTAAGGTTCTGGAGTCCAATGATTATTACAACGGCCACATCCGTGTAAGGGTACACGGTAAGGGAATACTCAAGTCATAAAAAACCCCCGACTCGCAAAAGCCGAGGGTTAATAGAATTGCAATTCAATTGATCGATTACGCCGCAGTTTTTGCCGCGTTCTTGACTTCCTGAATTTCTTTTCTTCTTGCTTTGATCAGTTTAGATAAGTTTGCTAGGGCCTTTCTGGCTCTAGTCGCAGATGCTTTCACACCCTTATCAACGAACTTCCCATTCTCTTCTGAGTAAGTTTGTATCTCTGTCATTATAGCGTCGTGTGTTTCATTTGACATATTAATTGTCCTTCCTTTATTATCGTACGATTAACATTAATTAACGTCAGTGTAATTAAAGCACGTAAGAAGTGGTTCTGTCAACATAAAAATGTTGGTAATATTACTAATGTTCTATCTTTACCATGGAAAGGAACGGATCATGCTCTAAAACCAACTTGATTGTTTTTCCAATGTCCATCACATTATCTAAATGATCAATCGTGATGTGTGATGATCGGAATCCCTTGCTGGCCAACTGCCTGCTCCTTTCCTTGAGTGCATTTTTTTCTATGCTGTACATTTCAAATTGGTTTGGATCAAATTCCGCCATGCTTCCTATGTTTATAATAGTGTAATCTTTTATTTTGTTTTCGATGATGGTTTCGTATGCTATGTTCAACAAATGTAGTTGGCCCCCGGGGCATACATTTGACGCATTTATGAAAACATTAGAATCTTTTATTAGCTCTCGGAAGATATTAAGACGTTGATCGTTCCATAGACGTAAGTCATAGCCGTTGGATGTGTGTACAAATTTACTGTCAGGTAGGAATTTTCTTACACCATGTGCTATGGTGTGTGGCCATTCACGGTCACTCGGCTGTCCGTCTGGATTACCAGAACAAACTATCTTTTGTTTAATGTTGTGTGTCATGTATTTCCGCTTTCCTAGGTAAAATGAGTTCTTTTTGTAAAAACTTATTATCTAGATGGTTCCAAACACGTGTTGGAACATACTGTATATCGTTGCTGTCGTCGTTTGTGGCCAATCCCAACATGATAAGATTTTTTTGGTATATATTTTCTTTTGGCCACACAAATTCCCAATCACTTTTCCAGTGTCTTGTGGTTCTGCATCTTGCGATATCATCAAAATTATAACCAATAAAATACTTTTTTCTTTCTCTATCGTGTTCGTCAATTGGTAAAATTTTTGCCAGTTGCCACCCGAGTAGGCCTTCGATATGTGGATCAGACTTGATGTCAACGAGGTTGCCTATGATTGTACGCATTATGCCCATGAATTCCTTAGGGTTACTATGAAATCTGTATTTGCTTGAAAGACGAGGAGTCAGAGCATAAGCACCCGAATTATCTAAACGATCATATAATCTATCCTCCCCCGAGAACCATCTAGAAAGAGCCTCAATATCTAATCTAAAACTTTCAGGCAGATTTTTCCAATTGCTTGGATTGAATTGTTTTGCGTATTCCTTTATGAAATCGTGACTACTAACACCATGATAATTTTTAAGGTACTCTACCGGAGTCCGCATCCATCCTAGGAAACCATATGCATGATTCATCAAACTCCAATGGTACCACGATCCGGCCAGCTCGGGAGTGCTCAATGTTTCTGTTTCTACCATTATGTTGTAGTACAGTCCACAATCGCTTTCTGGATGATCAATCAACCCTTTGCTATAGCCTCGTTCTGATCTTACATAAACCTTATTTGCTTTGAATTGGTATGTATTACCCGGGCTTGTTAAAGTCGTGTTTGCAAATACACTGTAAAAATATGGAGGGTAAGCACTCAATAAGTCATTTTTTAAAAGTTCATTAAGGCTGTCTGTCAGCGAGTCAAAACTTTGGCCAGGCATTCCCATTATGATTTCAACATGTCCTGTTTTATATTCAACATCTTTAGTGAATTCCCGATATGCTTTCATTTTTTCATATTCTTTACTGAACGGCCGTCCGTTCATTTTAACAATTTCCGGATTTGGATCTTGCAACGTAAGAACACCATAAGCGTCACTGTAATACACGCCACCATCCATCATTTTACGCATCAAGTGGTTAGTAAAATCAACTTGATTTTTGGCAAGTTGAGGCTTTTTAAACTTAATATTGCCTTTGCCCTTTTCGATCACGTAGTCTACTATATCCTCGTAAGCCGGTACTATGCCAAAATTAGCATCTGCAAATGCGTACACACAGTTTTTATAGGTAGCCAAAAGATCTATTTCGCTGTAGACTTTTTCAATATCACGTGTCAATACCTTTGTCCATAGTTTGGTTCCTTGTTCACAGAAACTACAACTGTAAGGACACCCCTGCATGTAGAATGTAAGGAAAATAACTTTTTCATATTTTTGTGTGTACTCGTCTAGCAGTTCGACCACTTCGTCACGGAAATTGTTCACGTAATCTAGTACCAACGGATCCGCGTGCCTAGGGACGGGTGCATTTCTGATGGCCTTTGTTCCGTTCCAGTAATTAACACCAGCAACATCTAGCACATCTTGATCCTTCAACTTCAGATCTACAACACGCCTAAATGACTCTGCCGCAGGTCCTGGAATAACGATATCAACATGGGTATGTTTTTTCATCCATTCCTCACGACTGTCTGCACTCGGTCCGGCGGCAATGATCAAACACTTTGGAAAATTTTCTTTGATCCATCGAGCATTTTCTAACAAAACTTCTTCGTTCCAAAAATATAGACTTAGTCCCACAATATCGGGAGGAGTATCGAACAGGCGTTTTTGAAGATCGATGTTTTCTCTTAACGGTGTTGGGTCATCACTAAAACTCCAGTCATTGACTTTTTTGAAATTCTCCGGGCTACGTTGATAGTAATAATCTTTCAGCCAGAAATAGATAAGTGGAAATCGTTTTTCCACATTCTCACCACGAGTGATGTCGTCCAGGTATACAGTATTAATAAAAATATTCATGATAGTGTGTGCAATCCATATTTATTGTTATAAAATACATTTATTTTGTGTTTAAAATTTTCCACCATTCATCAAAAGTCTCTGGGTAATTTGTTTTCCTGATATTATCCAAATCAAGAACGTATTTTATAAATCCTTCGACAAGATTGTCTTTTTTGACACTTAATCTTGCACGTATAGAGTCAAATATTTTACCTTTGTAGTTTGCTATCTTTTCTAATACGATATCCTTGGCGTGTTGTGGGAGATGGCTGATATCTAGGTATTCCTTGTCGACTACAAATTGAGAATGCACTTCATTGCCAAAATTTTTGATAGCCCACTTGTAAAATTCTACGGCATAGAATATGTTTAGTGATGATAGGCAGTTGTAGGCCATGGTTCTATATCCTTTTTGTTTGATCACCTCCATGTTCTTTGTGAAAGTGTCCCATTTGCCTGGGTATCTAAGCATTTCGTATCTGTCACCTATATCGTCCACGCTCAGAAGAAAGTCTACTCTTTTACATTTGTTCAAAAGTTCTTCCAACTCAGACGACGGTAATACAGTGAGATTGGTATTGAACTTTACGACTAGTTGATCTAATTTTTTAATTCTACGCAGAAAGTCGGCAGGGTAATCCTGCATCAAAGGTTCTCCGCCATGAAACTCAACATATCTGAGATCGTCCAAGTCAAAATTATCAAAGAAAATATCAACCCCCGGCAATAAGTTTTTCTTATACCTGTGTCGATCTTCCACTCTGATGCCTAGTTTTTCCGCATCGGCAACCCAAGATGAAGATCTGACGTGACTACAGATCATGCACTTACTGTTACATAATGTGCCATATCTAACACCCAGGCTCTGCAGTTTCTTTAATGATAGATTGTTATCCTGTGCAAACTGATTTTGTGCTACACGCCTAGATCGAACATTCTTTTTGTCTTCATCATAACAAACCTCACATCCTGGATAATAATATGTTTTGGATAGTGCATCTTTTACCTGTTGTATGTTATTTTTATAATCTTTTATGTTAAGTTTCTCAGCGTTCCACACGTTGCATGGTTGTAGAAGTACTTTGTCGTTCTCGACTACGATGTCTATATGATTAAATGGTTGTGTACAAAACATGGTATTCCCTCATTACACTATTATATCTACATCATTGGCGTAGTTGGTGAATCCATTCTCTTTCACAACTTTCAATACAGAGTTCACCCTGCTTACCAATTCGTCCTTGTGTGATATCAGGAATATGTTCTTCTTCTGTGTCCTGCTCATGTCTTTGAGCACAGCCATTGAACTCTCAACACCAGATATGTCCATACCTGCGTCCACGAGTTCGTCAATGAACAGCAAGTTGATCTGTTGATAAAGGCTCTCCCACACATCTCTGAACGCCCAACTCAGACTCAGGATCAATCTGTTTCTCTCACCTCTGCTTAGATTATCAAAGTCTAGTTCCCTACCCAGTTCTTCGATACGCACAGTTAAATCAGATTGGAAAGTCACTGTGTGTGGCAGTTTCACCTTGCCCAAGAAATAAGCCAGTCGCTGATTTAGGTATGTCAAGTTCTGTTCTATGATCCTGGTCCTTATGAATGAGTCTTTTGCAGTCAACAGTTTGTACAAGAACTCCTGGTGCCTGTGTAGGTCTTCCAACTCGTTTGCTTTCTCATAATCAATTTTTTGTATTGCAGTTTTTTTCATCTCCGCGATCTGTTCAGCATATGTGTCTTCTTTCTTCTCTGTCTGCTCCAACTGTCTTTCGAGATCCTGCAACGATCCCTTGTGGTTGTACGCCTCGTCGATTGTGTCATAGTAGGTGTCGGGTATCTGTCCGAGATCTCCTATTTCGTTTATGCCCTGTTGTATTTCTGCAAGATCAGTTTTTAATTTAGTTACGTAGTCTGTGGATTCAGTCAGTTGCACTTTCAGTTTGTCTACGAGGTGCGTGTGTTTGTCGTCGTGCAGTTCCTGTTCACAGGTCGGACACTTCTGTTGTTCTGCGTATTCGAGATCTGTGTTTGTTTTTGTGACTGTGCTTTCTGCTTTTGTTAAGGAATCTTCGTGGTACGCTTTCTCTTTTTGCAGACTCCTCAGTGCAGTCTGCATCTCATTGTGTTTCTGCAGTTTTTTATGTTTTGCGATCTCGATTTCGCTATCTACCTTTTCCAGTTCTGCTATTGCTTCTTTGAAACTTTTTATGTCGTCCGCTTTTTGTTTGCTCCATGCATTTGATCTTATCTGTAGGCTCTCTATGGACTCCTGTATTTTTTCATTACTAGCAATCCTGGCATCTATCTTTAATTTTTCTTCAGTCAGCATCTGTTTTGTTGCTTTCTGTTTCTCTTTCAAAAGATCTGCTTTCTGTGACAGCAGTGTGATACCCAGCAACTGTTCGATTATCTCTCTTTGCTCTGCCTGTTTTGTAGACAAAAACGGTTGCGTGTAGGTGTTCAGTGCGATGATGTTCTTGAACATGGAATGTGTCATGCCCATCAGTTTGTTGATTTCCACTTGTGTTTCTCTGTTCTCACCTTGTGCTTCGTTACTTTCTGTTTTCTGTTCTATGTCGTTGGCATAGAATCTGAATATTTGCGGTTTACGTCCTCTCTCGATTGTGTAGGTTATTCCATTTTTCACAAACTTAACACCAACCAACATACCTTTTTCATTAGTTTTGTTTACAAGATTGTCTCTTCTGATGTTTGTTAATGCCTCGCCAAAGAACACATAACTCAGTGCGTTTATGATGGTTGTCTTACCGGTACCATTTCTGGCACCTGCGTCGTCGCCACCTAGGTCCATGTTCTCACC